CCAGGAAGATCTTTCGTTGTTTGTTGTGGCGGTTGGATAGTTTCAGTTACAACTGATGTAGTAGGATCTGCTGCCGGAGCGTTAATACTTTTAATTCTAACACTTCTACATGCCATAGAATCTGTAACGTAGATAGCTTCGTTATCTGTTAATGTCTTACCACCTATACTTGGTTTTGTGGTACAGGAACTTACTGTAGTTTGAGAACCGCCTCCCCCTATCGGTGTTACATTAGTTGCTAATTCACCTTTAGCTTCATAACTTATTTTTAACTTCCCTTCTTCAATAAATTTACCCATAGAAACCTCAGTAGATCCACTTGATATTTTAAAATTTTTGAAAAACTCTCTTACTGAATCCACTCTTCTTTCAGATAGTGACTGATTGTAGGTAACGCTTGCCGATGCTGATGCGGAACCTTCCATTTGTATTTCAACATATTTTACAGAATTTTCAGTAAGAGCTTGATATATTAACAAAAATAGACCAGGATCTTGAGGTCCTGAAATTATTTTATTGTAATTATCGGTAATAATATTATCAAAAAATAACCCTATAGATTCTTTAGGAGTTTGTTTTGTTTTATTTAAAAAAGTTTGTTTTTGTGAGATATATTGTGTATAAAGATCAGAATAAGATTGAGTTGATCCTACTTCAGGAATATCATTATTAAAATAAAAACCGTAACCAACATACTTTCCAAAGTCATATGATTTAACTTCATTTGTTACCGTTCTTTGAACTGTTGTTGGTCCTTCAGCGACAACAGGAATCGCTTCGCTTATTAAATTTTGTTCTTCAGGCGTCGCTCTTTGCAATGATTCTTGTAAGAATTGAATGTCGTTTAAACTTGCAGTATTAAATCTAGCGGCTAGTTCATACAAATCATATTCTTGGCATCCGGCAAAAAATGAATTTAAAAGTTTATCGGCATTTGAAGGTATTTCTTTTTGTAGGACTTTATCAACAATTAAATTCAAAACAGATGGATGATCCACAACGACTTTCCAACTTAATGTCCCATTTCTGCTTGTATTTCTATATGTATAGACTGGCTCTGGTCTTCCTAAAAAACTTGTATCTTGCCAATTGGCTGTTGAATTGTCGTTAAATTTTAAATCGTATGGAGCAAACCACATAATACGTCCGCCATTAGGCCCTCTTTCACACAAAGGCAGATCTTGGACATTAAATCCTGGTCTTTTAGAGTCTTTCCAAGCTAGATTTTCTATTGAGAACATATATTTTTTTACAGTTGTTGTTCCAACCCAAGATGGTTTTTCATTTTGAGTAATCTTAGAAGGATATATGTTTAAATTATAAGTGTTATCTAATACAGAATTGTTAAATTTTCTGCCGAAATCAACAATACCATCAGATTGTTGTAATCTGTTATTTGTTGCATATGGTTTATTTTTTGTAAAAATTCTACAATATACATCACCAGAAAGTGTAGCGACACCTTTTTCGTTTATATTACTTCCATTTACTTGAGATCCTTTTGTAATTTTTTTATAACCATCGTGAAATATTTCACTTGATTGATTAATTGCGTTTCCTACGTGTTTTAATCTTTGTTCTCCTTGTAAAGAATCAGCAGCATTTATTAATCTTTGAGTTTCATCTAAAATTGATCCAGGTCTGAAATCAATACTTGTTGACCAAAACTTATCATTTCCTGATTTATATTTTTTTGATACCCAAATTAAATTACCTTCTAAATTACCTTGATCTATATATGATTTTGAAGCCAACCCGAACGTTATTTGACCTTCATTACCTTCATAATCTTTACCTAAAACATCAGGACCATAAACAATAGATTGTGTAGCATTTCCAAATGGATCAATCGGTACTGCATTTAAAGGTGAATTTGCAAAACTTGGATCGGATATTGCCGAACCGACATAATAAGCGCCAGGCAATTTTATTCCAAAATTATCTAATAAGTTATTAACACCAGTAGTTATTAAATTGCCAGCTAATCCTCCAAGTAAGCTATCACCATACGCAGGTCTAAAAATGTTATAGGATATATTTGAAAACATAATATCCTTTTGACCATCGTTTGTACTTTCTAAGAGTATTTGACCAAAATTAACAACCCTTCTTGATGCACCGTTAAATAGTCCTCCAACAAGAGTACTTCTTCCTGCCGCCAAATTTATTATTTCACCTAAATTATCTGTACTTCTTTTATTTAAACCATCTAAAAAAAGATCACCAGGAATTGGTGACGAACCAATATAACTTCCTTCTAACTTACTTAAAAAAGTATCATTAACGTCTGAAGTTGTGATTTGAAAATTTACAGAGTTTTGACTTAAAATCTCTTGATTTGTAAAAAATGCGTCCGTACTTAAAAGTTGAGTTTTTAAAACTTGTGATCCAATTTTTGCCAAATACGAATCTTGAGATAATGAACCGTTATTACCGTTTGGATTGGTCTTTGTTAATATCTCATATGCGGTATATGTTGAAGGTATTAATGTTGAATTCGCATTTGTGTTTTTAATAACGGGCGGAAATCCAAAATTTTCTAAAGAGAATAAAACTTCAGAAGCCGACAAATTTGGATTAGATTGTTGATACTGCGCCGTTGGTTGGACTGGCGCATTAAAACCAACCATATTATATGGTTTTAGATTTTTAACTAAAAGTTCTTTTCTAAAGATCTCAGAAGAAGCAAAAGATAATGTACTTCCATTATTGTTTTGACTAACTGGTCCTGCTTGTTGAGCTTGATATAATAAAGATTGTACTGGCATCCAATTTTTTTATATAAATAGATTGAATGTTATTTTTTATTAAGCAGTAAAGTTATATTCACCTACCTTACCTCCTGTTAAATTATAATCAGATTTCATATTTTTTTGTTCTTGTATTAGAGCCGCAATAGTCTGTGGTTGCTTTAACACTTTTGTCATTACATCTGTTATGTAAGCAGTATCAACTCCTGGCGGTGCATCCACTTTAATATTAAAATCTATAGTATGGTTGTGAGTAAATTCTCCTTTTTTTGTTTCAGTACTCTGCGAATACTCTTTTATTTTTTGATCAAATGTGTTTTTTGTTATAGATTCTGTAATAGGATTTGGTGTAATGGTGTTTTTAAATCTATTATCAGTTAAAGGACTTTCTAATGAATTAGGTGTAACATTATTAGAAACTAAACTTATGTTGGGTATTTGTATTGAATCTTCTTCTTTTTTTGCAATTTGACCATTAAATAAATTTTGAGATTTTTCATCAAAGCTTTTAAATAAATCTGCAAATCCTGACATTTGTTTATCAATGTCTATTTCAATGTTACCTAATGATTTATCTTCTTTAAATAAATTTTCATTTGGTGTGTTAGTTATATTTGTTGTCGATAATGCTTTATTTTCTGTAATTTGATTAGATAGGTTTTTTACAATATTTTCTGAATTTGCTACTGAAGAATTTGTTGTTGTTACAGGTTGCGGTAAAGGAGTTTCTTTTTCCGATAAAACGTTTATTAACTTTTCAGTTTGTTTTGTTTCAGATAATATTTTAGATTCTGAAACCGGTCTAATATTAGATTTCTCATCTACCTTAACAAATTTTGCAAAATCAACATTAGATAAATCAAGACTTATTTGCTTTTTCAACATATCAGCAAATCCAGATTTTGACACATCTATCAATTCTTGTAATTTCTCAATAGATTTATTATCCTCAGTTACTTTATTAATTTCATTTGGTAAATTATTTATATTTGTTGTCGATAATGCTTTATTTTCTGTAATTTGATTAGATAGATTTTTAAAATTATTCTCTGAATTTGTTAATGAAGTTGTATTTGGTTTATTATTTTGTAATAAAATACCAATCAGAGAATTAAAGTCGTAATCAGTACCACCAATAAATCTTTTATTTTCTATTGGTTGGTTGTTATTTAAATTTGAGGCTACTGGTGCGGTTGTGATATTATCCTCTTTTTTAGTGTTATCTACTTTATTGAAAGTTAGACCAGGTGTAACATAAGGGATATTTAAACCGAACTTAGTACTTTTTTGATCCGGCGAAAAAGGACCGCTCAAAAGATTTTGCGAGCTATTTTGATTAACTAAACTTGAGAATTGATTATAATTATCAGTTGTTTTTAGCGATGAATATTGATTTAAGTTATTACTAAATTCTGTTAAATTATTATTGTTTGTAGTTTGAGGATTATTTAATGTGGTATTTAATGTATTATCAAATTTTCTTAGTAAACTTGAATCATAAGGTAACGTATTAATTAATTTATCATCATTTTTAGTCTTAGCATTTTCGGCAAAATTTAATGATGCGTTTTCTGTATTTTTACTTGCAACAGATTTATCTTCTAAAGTTAAATCAGAAATATCTAACTTTGTTGGTTTTTCTGATGATTTTATTAAATCTGCAAATCCTGTTTTTGAGACATCATTTAATATTTTTAATTGATTTACCGTTTCTTCATTATTTTTCAGAGTTGCAATCATATCTGATTGCTGAGTAACATTATTAACGGTAGATTGGTTTTGAGTTTGATTGTTTTGCGCGAAATTGTTTTTTATTGTTTTATCTGCGTTTGATAAGGATGGTATTGATGTTGTATTAGCATTAGGATTTATTTGACTTTTTTGTGACGCATCCTCATTTTGTCTAGATAAATTATATACATTTTCTAAAATTTGCAAACCAGTACCTTCTTTTTGCAATATAGATTCTGCCGGTTCTTTTGGTTTTTCTGGCACTTTTAATATTTCGGAACCGGATCCTAAAATTGCATTCAAAAGTCCAGAACCTAAATCCGTGGCAGCTTTACCAAGTACATCTCCAGCTTTATTAATTGAATTTTCTAATTTAACAAGTTTATCTTTGTATTTTTCATTAATCGCATCTTCTTGTTTTTTTATTTCTTCATCACTGTACTGACCGCTAGTCTTATTTTTTGTATAGTTGGCTAAATCTGTTACAATATCATCAATAAGTTCTCTGGCATTTTTAGAAGTCGCAGCGTCAGTTATAGGTTCAATAGTTTTATCTTTAAACTTAATAACTTCTTCAATTCCTTTTCTAACTGGTCTTGAAGTTGCTAAACCTCCTCTTAAAGAGGAAGCAACCGACTCCATTTCATTTAACATTCTTTTTTGAATAGTTAATTGATCTTGTGCTGTTTCTTCTAATGTTTTATTACTTTCTGAGTATTGTTTTTTTAAATTTTCAATATCAGTATCATCTAACAAACTAACATCTTTAGAATCAAATTCTCCTAAACCTCGACCTTCTTTATCCCTACGCTCAACTTTAATCATGTATTTACCATCTTTCATTTCTGACATATTAGCAATTAGCTCTTTTTGATCCTCAGTAATGTCTGTTTTTAAAGTTGGAAATCTTATTTTACTCATTTTGTCCGCCAAAGTACTACTACCTAGAGCCATTTTAGCTAACTCGTCCGCATTCAACCCCATCGCGCCAGCAATTTCCCTTAATTCTCTTTTTGCTCCAGGCATAATTTCAAACTTCTGATTTTGCTCATTGAAGTATGTAAATCTTTTGGACATTTCAACAATTTGTTTTTGAAGTTCTTCGGGATTATTTTGGCCTAAATCCATAAGTTTTAGAGGGTCTAATAGGTCTCCTGTCGCAACACCTAGTCTTTGTAATGACGACGCCATTTCAACCGCCTTTTCAGGATCAAACAAATTATCCGCTAAGGTAAAAATCTTAGTCATGTCAATATTAAAGAGAGCCGCTTTAGCCGCCATCCTTGTAAGACCTTCAATGCCGTTAGCAAAGTTAAACGTATTAAGTTTTGATAAATTAGCAACAACTGAACTTGAAACCGCCGCGGTATTCACACCTAATGCGCGAGTAGTATTTACTACTTTTTGCATATTTTCAGAAATAGCATTTAAAGAATATCCCTGCTCTGTAAAATTCTTTATAAGAGTTCCAGATTCCACTTTGGAAGCTTCGGTGGCTGCAACAATCTCTTCGATATTTTGTGATGTTGCCATATAATTTCGATTGGTTCCTTCGGCTACCTCATTAGCGATTGTTGCCGCTTTTGCCATGGCCTCTTCATATGTAGAAACGTTGTCTGTTAATAAAAGAATTTTAGAAGAAGCGTCTGAAATACCAAGAGCCATTTCTTGAACTCGATCTCTTGCACCACCGAAGTTTTTAATTAGACTTGTTGTGGACTCGTCTATTTGCGCTAAGGTGTTATCGACATCATTGGCTCTTTCTTTAATAGCTTTAAAAGCATTAGCAAATTCACTTGATGAAAACTTTGTTTTTCTTTGGCTACTTTTGAAATAACTTTCAATATCTTTTTCCGTAAGTTCTCTTTTTTTACTATCGCCCGGCATATGATATAAATTATTGGTTTATAAAATAAATATAATACCATTACGTTTTTGGCGTAATTTCCTCAATGTACTTATTTATTATATACTTTCTTAACCATGTTGGCATAACATAGAAATCTATATAAGATACATTTAAACTTTTGGTGCAATAATAATATTCGTCGGAAAGAATTTTCCTATACTCAGAAGAAAGGCCGAAAAAATTCAACCCCGAAGGAAACACCTATGGTAACCTTTTCTCCTGACGGGGCTAAAATATCTCTTGAAAGTTCTAAACTTGGTTCATTGTCATTCAAAAAATTTCTAATTGTTTTCGAATCTAAAATTGGTAAATTTTCTACAAATTTGGCAATACTATTTCTATCAGTAGTACCATCTACCTCTAAAATTTGTTTATTTAATTTCCAAGTTATTTTTGGTGCAACTAAATTTACGGGATAATTATCCGCCAACTTTTCAAGTTCAATACTTTCGCCCAAACTTAATGGTTTTATTTTAACAACACTATTTGATTTTGGTAATTTTAATGTGAATGTGCCTTCCTCGCTTGGTTGCTGCTCTGTTTTTTTAAAATTTAATTCATCAAGTAACAAAGTATATTCAAACTTTTTATCAGTTTTTGGATCAAGCAAGTTAAAGTTATATTCAGGTCCAAATGCGGTATTTCTTAAAAATAAAAGAATAGCTTCAACATCACCCATTAACAATTCTTCAGGTTTCAAGTCAGGTTCATATAATTTACTTCTTAATAATGATAAAATTATACCTTCTTTATTATTTGATTTTGCCGACATTAGAATATTTTCATCTGCAGCTGTCAAATAACCTACTTTAACAGATTTCTTTTTACTTTTGTAAAAAACTCCACTGCTTGGTAATGCTACAATATCATGTGGTAAATTAAACCCTACTTGTCCGTATGCTGAATTATCTTGTTCCATATATTTTTTATTACAATAATATCTTATATTGTATTATTGTAAATAAGAACTTATGTAAATAAAAAATTCCCATACAAATATATGGGAATTAAACAAAGTTCTATTTGAATAGATATATTTTGGTAATTGTCAATACACCAATATGCAACGATCCATGCGAAGAGAAGCTGTAATCTCAGCCAAATTATCTGCATTATAGGCCAAAGATCCAAAATTAACATCAGTTAAAAATGTTCCTTGTAAAATCCATTTTTCAACAGGTACGCCAGTCGGATCAAGCATTTCTAAATCAACATCTTGTTTATATCCAGCAGCGTAACCCATACGACCTGTAACAGATTCTGCACATAATCTTACCCACTCCATTAAAGCCTGAGCGGCCGATGGTCCAATTGGATCTCTGAATTTTACAGAAATAGGGTCCCAATTAAATCTTCCAGCAACAAACGTTGATGTATTTAAAAAAGGAATTTCAGTTGAGTTTATTTTTATTGACGGTCTAGCGGCGGTTTCAACAAACCACTCATTAATACCCAAACTTGATGGAAATCTCAAGATGAACCTGTTCTGTCTTTTTGGTTCATAGGGTATGGGCATTTTCATTAGTAAATCAGCCATTTTATTTTAATTTTTTTTTTCAGTTTATTTTTATTATAAATATCATTCACTTTTGTTTTTTTTAATATTTTTTCTTTACTCCTCCTGCTGTTGAATAAGTTTGTAAAATATTTTCAGGTTCTTTTTCAAAATGTTTTTTCATAGTTTCAACATTTCTAATATCATCATCTGAAAACCCTATTTTTGGTTCGGGTAAAAAGTTGTTACTTATATCATTTTTTAAGAAAGCTTTTTTTCCTATTTCGGCAGATAATTGTTTTACATAAGAAATAAATTCTTTCATAGCCTTTATCTTACCTTCTTCTGGACTTGTTGCTGATCCTTCGCCATATGAAACAGGATAAAATTTGCAAAGATCTAAATACTCATTTAAAATTTCTATTTTATCTTGAGTTCCTTGATATCCTGCAATATCTCTATACTTCTCTAAATTTCTCACCAATTCCGTAAAAGAAATACCATCTCTATTTGATAATATAATATTATAACACGCTTCTCTTAAAACAGAAGGTGTGTGCCCTCTTGCGGTGACAATTGCAAATATTGAACCGTTATTTATCGCTTCAACAAAGTCAGGCCAAGCTGGCCCAACTGGAGCTACCATGCTATCAATTATAAATTTTTTATCACCATCAACTCCAAAGTTTCTAAATGGATTTTCACCAAAACCTACAATAATTTCACCTTCATATTTAAAATCTTCTTTACCTATTTTGGTTCTATAATGTGCAAAATCTTCGGTTGACATTCCAACTTGATCTCCACTATCAGTTTTAAGAATAATTTTTGTTGGCATATTCATAATATTATCATCCCAATCAAAAGCATAATATTTCATATCGGGAGTTCCTTCTTCTGTAATTCCTTCAAATATTTTTTTTCTTATCATTTTGTTAATTTACTAATTAATCTCTCTAACTGAGATTCGGAAACAACAATTGATTTTGGTTTTTTCTTGGTTGTTTCATTTATTTTTTTTGGTTGCTTAGGTTTCATAATTTTTTTATATATAAATATTAGAACTTTATAAAAAACAAATCCCCCCTAAAAAAATAGGAGGGATTTGTTAATTTTATTTAAAAACGATTATATGTTTTCAAATGAAGCACCTGTCGGTGTAATATAGAATGTGATATCTATGAATTCCAAAGATTTTGTTGGTTTGATATAAATAGATCCTACCAATCTATTATTATCCAAATCTTCAACAGAATTAGATACTGTCACTCTAAAGTCATAAAGACCTCTATCTCTTCTAATTGAATCCAAGATAGGATTAACAGCATCAAGGAATTGTTGTCTCACAATCGCATCGTTTTGTTCAAATAACAATCTAACTGCAACTGCTGATATTAATTTACGAGCTTGTAATAACAATCTTCTTACGTTAATTCTATCAAGAGCCGATTGTTTAATTTGTAGAGTTTTGTTACCCCAAATTACAGTACCAACATCAGAGAAAGTTGCAATTGGATTGATTCTTCCTTCGTAAAGAACATCTCTGTCAGTTTGAGATAATTTCTTTCTTGCTTTAACTGAATTAACAAGACCTCTTGTGTAACCTGCGGTTGCGAACCAAGGGAATGCTACGTTATCAGTTAATGCCAAGTTTCTTGTAACCTCAGCTGTTGGTGGAATGTAAATTTGTGTATTATTCACATTATCTCTTGTTAATAACCAAGGATAATATGTCGCCGTATAATTTGAATCAATATCAGAATTATTTAATGTGTCTATTGCGTCTTCAGGTAATATCTGATCAGATTCAAATGATGTTGTTGGAACAAACATTTGATAGTCAGGAGTTGTAACAATATAAATTGAGTCAGCTCTATCAAGTTCGACCATATTAATTGTTTGCTCAACCAATTTAGGATTATTAACATAATCAATACCTGGTGTTACAAACACATTGATATTAACAGATTCAGGATTTGCAAATGTTTGGATACCTAAAAGGTATGCATAATAATCTGTGTTTGCCCAATCAACTTCGTTTTGATTAATTGTTATATTTCTGAACAATCCTTCTCCATTTGCGGTTGGGTATCTTGCTGACGAACAAGCTCCTTTTCTATATCCTCTTCCTCCAAGTACAAATGAATCGTCATTTGTTCTGTATTCTCTATAGATATCCCAACCATCAAATCCACCGTATGGTAATACTGTGAATTTTCTTGCAGATATTCTGTAATAAGGATTTTCTTGAGATTCAGGATCTGATTGGAAACTTGCAGCACCTACTTCAAACGCGACGCTTCCGCTTGTTACATATTCATTTGATATTGTAACGCCAGTTGCATCTTTATCCATGTGGAAACCTTTTGTTAAGTATTTCCATGATTGGAAGTCACTTTCATTTATTGTGCAAAAATCTGAAACTGATTTTTTTCCTTTATAATCCAAAAAGTCGGAGTCAATTCCAATTTTATCTGAAAAACCTAAGTAAGTTCTTCTTACGTTATCACCTGAAGAAGTAATTGTTACACCAGCCCCTGATGGTATTCCAAAAGGAGGATTATAAACAACTTCACCTGGGAAGTTATAACTTGTTTTGTAAGGTGCAAATGGTGGTATCGTTGCCGTTGACGCTGAATATTCTCTCATAACATAACCTTCAAAACCACAAGGTAATGCGTCAGCCGGAGCATCAGGGTTCATTTTCACCATTATGAATTTAGATATCAATCTATACTCACCATCAGATGTTCCTATTCTTTGAGCTACATAATTATTTAAAGTCGGATCCAAAGAACAATTTGTAAATTTCTCAATTACAACTGGATTAGAGTCCGTATCAAAATAATCTCTTACTAACACATCAAATGTGCCATTTTCAAATGACATATTTGCCAATGAAATTTTAACTTGTGTGTTTGCCTCTGATCCGTCAGAAATAAGAACAAACTTAAATAATTGATAAACAGTATTACCCCTTAATTCAGAAACAACCCAAGGTGTTTCAGGTGTTTTATATTGTTCTAAATAGTTAGCTATAGATGATGTAGCGTTGTTTCTTGCACTGTCAAGTTCTATTAAATCACAACTAAGTCCTCTAATATATCCTTTGTTGTAAGCCCATCTTAACATGTTCGAGTAACGTTCTTCAACAAACAAGGGAACTTCAGTTCTTGGTTTTTCAAAGTTTGTTGTTCCAAATACTTTTGTTATAAAGTTAGTATTTGTAGCGTCCATTGATGTTTCAAATTCAAATGCTTGATTTGTTCTTGTAATACCTGAAATTTTGAAAGTTGAGAATGGATTTTTTGTAACTGCTGAGTAAGAACCTGAACAAACCATATTAACTCCTGTTGTTGCAGATACTTGATAAACAGGTCCATTATCAGAAGTATATGTTGCAATACCTCTTGATCTTAATGTGGATACTACAACATTATCATAGTCTGTAAATGATGTTCCTGAGAACCCTTGTATGAACACTTCATAAAATCCAGTATAATAAGTAGTAAAATTAGAAAACGTACCAGAACCAGGTGTTTGGTTAATATAAAAAGAAAATCCATAGTAATTACCATTTGTATTAGTAAAATTTGAATAATACCAAGGGTCATTTGTTGGGTTAGTCAAAGTGTTTGCTGAAAGTGGAATTCCTGGAACACCGAACACGTTTGTACTTGCGGTAAGACCATTTGATAAATTTGTTGCATAATCACTATCTTGTATTGATCCGAAATAATATATGTGTGGTTGGTTTTCATAAGCCGGAACACCTCCATCTATCGCGGTTTGAACTAATTCCTGTAAAAAACTTACAATATCTTCTCTGAAAGTTGATACACTACCATCAAATTTTTGATACGGAACGTCTAAATTATTATCAATCTCAGGAATACCAGTAGGGTCAAAAACATAATTAAACTCAGATGCTTCCACTAATGTAAGGGTATCTCCGATAGCACTAAAATTTATTGTTGGATTACTTGGAGCTGGACTTGTTGTTCCTGTAGCAGCAATTGTTGATTGATCAACATTTGCGATTGTTTTTATCGACCAAGATGGTCCTGCATCATAACCAGATAGACCCAATATCCTTGTTACGAATAATTGATTTGATTGTTGTA